GTTGGCGATAATGCGGATCTGCGCTTCGCTCAGCTTCGGAAACGCCTTCTTAAGACTCTCGATATCCGCCTTCGTCTCAGGGATACCGTGCTCGCGTACCCATATGCGTACCTCCTTCGGCAATCCGTTGTAGGACTGCGCGAGGTTACGCGCCTTGTTCTCCGCCTCACTGATTCCCATTTGCTTAAACAGGGTTTGCACGAGCCGCGGCGTCAAGTGGTACTGACTAATGAGCCTGCGTAGGTGTCCCTCATTGAGTCCCGCTGCCACGCCGGCGCGGATAAGGTGCTCGCGCTGCTCACCGATACGCCGTGTCAGTTGCTTGGATCCGGCGCCGGCCGCTGCGGAGCGTCCGATCATATCGACGTACTGGCCGACCAGCGAGCGCACGGCGGAGCGGTTCGTATAGGCGGCGTCACTCTGTCCCTTTAGGGAACGGGAGAGTGCGTTAATCGAACCGTCGGCATTCTCGCGGTTAGCGAGCATATCGTCCATGTTCTTAAGCGAGTTATTCCAGTCGTCCATGGACTGATCGTTAGCCAGATCCGGCATGACGAGAGTAGCGAGCGCCTGCGACAAGGCGGTGGCACTGTCAGCCACGGTGAGCATTTCATCGTTAAGGCCGGCCAGGGCATCGCCCAGTGCGATCTCCTTAAACGCATCGGTGTCCATCATCGCTGCGGTTCGGTCGAATCGCTGCGCGAAGATTTCCAAGTCCTGCGCGGCCACCCGGTACTGCCCGGAGTCAATGCCAAAGTCATTCTCAGCGTTCGACACATTCTCCGAGAGTGTCTGCACGTGCTCTACGGTCGTGCCCATTTGCTCTAGCACCGGGAGGATAGCTTGGCCCGACTCCATAAGGTTCTTAGTGCTAAGGTCCATATCTTCGAACCCGACCCTGCCCGTCGTGCTCATGCTGGCGCCCAGCATGACGACGGTTCCCTTCATGGCATTCAGCGAGTCAATGTAGCGGTCGTTAGCCTCTGCGCCTTCCTCCACGTCGGACTTGCCTACCACGTCCTCAAACATGTTCTTAACGCCGGTCGGCGTGAAGACGGCGGTAAGCATGGAGTCTTCATACTTGTTAGCGAATGCTTCGACGTTAGCGGTGGACTGCGCGGCGGCGGCGTCCAGCTCAGCGAAGGCCATAGGCTGCTCTTGGAGCAATGCCGTGCCTTGCGCAATGGAGTCCATCATGGCGTTGTTACCCTTGGCCGCGTCCACGGCCGCACCGGCTATGGCAATGGCACCGAGCGCAATGGGGTTAGTAACACCCATCATCATTGCCATGCCCGTACCGCTTAGCGTGGTGCTTACGTCCTTAAAGCTGTCATTCATGCCAGCCATAAGGAGGCCGGCGCCACCGGCCTTCATGGCGATGCCGCCCCACCCGCCGAGCGAAGTCTTTAGCTTGTCGAGCTTCGTGGTGGCCGCGCCTAGGACAGCGCCAGTGCCGAGCGCGTTAGCGCCGGTGACGACTGATCCAATCGTCTTCACGATTGCCGAAGCGCCTACCCACTTACCGACGCGCATAGCGGTGGACAATGCACCGAACCCGACGGCCGCTGCCATAAGGGCTGAGCCCGCGCCACTGTTCATCACCATGGAGATTCCGTTAAACAACCCGGAGATCGCGTCGAGCGAGATCCCCGTCATGGGCGCCATGGCCTTACCCATATCGACGAACGCCATGGAGATATCGCCCAGCGTGTCGAGTACCCGCGGTCCCATTTCCTGTATGTAGTTGACGAAGTTAGCGAATCCGTCGGTGGCGCCTAGGTTGTCGGCCCAGCCGGCGAAGTCGGCCGTCATGGATACGAAACCCTCCGAGAAGGTTTCGGTGAGCGGGTCGAAGGCGACGATAAGGTTACCGAGTCCCTTAGCGGTATTGCCCAGCGCTTCCCCGAACTCTTGCAGTACGGTGCCACCCTTCGTGGCAAGGTAGTCAAAGAAATCGGTCCACTCGTCACCGGCCAGCGCCTTTGCGCCGTCGATAGCCATGCGCCCCATAGCGTCACCCATGGTGGTGATGATCCGGCCAGCCTCCGGGCCAAGCGTGCTCAGTGACCGCATGGCGGTTTCCAGCTCAGGGAATAGTGACTTACCCGCGAGCTGCTGGAAGTGCTCTAGCGCCGGCGCCGCTTCCGCGGATAGGAACTTCACGAACCCGACACCGGCCGGGCCGAGCTCCTTAAACGCTTCCTTCGTGGCTGCTAGGTTCTCTATGGTCGGCGCGGCGGATAGCTCACTCCACGCCTTCATGCCGTCGCCTAGCCCTTGGAAGGCGAGCACGGCGGTAGCGCCGGCCGCGGCCACGGTTGTCAGCTCCGCACCGACGGCCACCGCACCCGTCGCCACCATGCCGAACATCGGCACAATGGCCGGGCCGAAGGCGGTAGCCGCTTGGATTATCATGCCGATACGGTCGCCGGTGTCCCCGATGCCGTCGAGAAGGCCGCGGTGTCTCTCGTCGTTACCGCCGTCCCACGAATCGTCGAGCTCGCGGTTAGCTATGGCGAGATCCGTAGCGCTGGACTGCGCCTTACTCTGCGCCGCGTCGAGATCCAGTAGCGCCGCCCGGGTGCCGTCGATATCTCCGGTGCTGGACGCATCCCCGTAGCGCTTCTCCGCCAGGCCGAGATCGAACACCGCCCGCTTATGGTTGTCGGTGGCCTTCGTTACCTTGTCCTGCGACTTGACGTAGGCAAGCTGTGTATTGGTCAGGCCGTCCAGATCGCGCTTGTACTCCCGGGTGGCCGCGCTCGCTTGCGCAACAGAATCGCCGGCCGCGGCCGACGAGTCGGCAACCTTGTCCTGCGATTCGGCCAAGTGCTTCGCCGCGGTCGCTGCCTTGTCCTGCGACTGCGCCATGGCGATGCCGGATTTCTCTACGGCATTCTCCGCCTGCTCTACCCGGAGCATCGCCCGCTCTATCGAGCTCTCCGAAGCGTCGTCGCTTTCGCTGGCCTTCTCTAGCGCCTTCTCCGCGTCGGCCAGCTTTAGCACCGCAACCTTGTGATTGGTAACGGCGGTGTTTAGCTTGTTCTGTGCGTCTTCGGCGGCGAGCGCTTGTGCGGACTGCTCCCCGTAGGCGTCACCTAGGGCACGTGACGCGCGCTGTGCGTCGATCTGCGCCGTCTTTAGCCTGTCCAGGGTGGCCGCTTGGTCGACGATGTTGCCCGACCCTATGGCGTCCCCGTGTGCCCGCTCCGCCAGCGTGAGGTTATGAAGTGCGGTGGCATGGGTTTGCTTCGCCTTCGCCGCGGAGAGATCGGCGTCGTGCTGCGCGAGCGTAGCCTGCGTCATTACTTGCGAGCTGCGGCCGGCCTCATGGAGTGCCGTGTCCAGCCGGCCAATACTGGCGCCGGTATTGTCGGCGCTCTCGCCCAGCTCGTCTATGCCGTCAGCGGCGCCGTGTGCCTGCGTGCCAACGTCGTCGAGTCGGTCTTCCATGCCGCCGAGAGTGGTGCTGCCACCATTGAGCGACTTGTCGAATGCCCGGGCCGCTGCGGCTGCCTTGTTAAGCTCCGCGATGAACTGACTTGCATCTGCCCTTAGCCGAGCGGTAGTTACCCTGTCACCGGGCATACGTTAGTGCTCCGCTCTAGCCCGTAGAAGGCTTACCGTGTGGATACGCCCATCTTCCCACATCTGCCTACCAGTAAACGTCTTGTCGTCCTTATGCTTCTCGTGCACGTCCCGCTTTACAGTCGCCAGTGCGGCGCATGCGTGGCAACGTGTGTCGATATCCACGTCCCACGTATGGCCGGCCACGAGCGCCACTTCCAAGTCATTGCCACAACCCGGGCACGTCTTATCCGCAATCCATTGGTCGGCTAGTGCCAGCTCGCGGTACTCGTCATTCCACTCTGTCTCGCGGGTAATGACCGTGGATCCCGTGAGATTGCCGTCGGCATCGTAGTGCTCATGGAGCTCTATCGGTTCCCAGCCGGCGAAACGGCGGGGGCTTACTCCATAGGATCGAGCGGTTCGGAGCTCTCGCCGTTGGTCGTGATTACCCGCGAGGCGTTCCGCGACAAAGGGATATCAAGTCTCGCCTCATGTAGACGGAATACCGCCGCGCCCACATCGCGCAAGTCACCGGGCGCGGCCTTCTCAAAGATCCCGGCCCAGTCTTCGGCGTCCAGCTCTGGCTCTACTACGCACGTCGGCATGAACTGTGTCACGAGGTTATCGAAGTTCATGGTGAGCGAGTCGTCGTATTCCTGCCCGTCGCGCGGGGGATTCGCCGTCTTAAACTCTCGCCACGTCGCAAACGGCTTCTGCTCAATGACAAGGTTCAGCCAGTAGTCGGCCATTTCCTCTTGCTTAGCGACGATCTCCTGCGCCTTTAGCACGGCCGGGGACTTGGCACCTAGCCGGCCACGTGGCTTAGCGTCGTCGGGACGTGCCGCTTCCTGCCGTTGGATATCGGCAAGCTCGTCCTCTAGCCGTTCCAAGTCAGCCATAAGGTGACCGGCAAGGTTGATCCGAATAGTCCGACGCTGCCGCTTCGCGCCGGCGATGATTTCCTTAGCCGTGCGCGGGCGGATCGTGGTCACCGCGTCTTCGGACAATGACGTGCGAGAAGTAGGCATAGCGATTCCTCCAAGGCAGTACCGGGCAGTAGTCACACAGTAACAGGGAAGCGCCGAGCTGCCTGGTAACCCCGGCGCTTCCCCGACTGAGGGTGCGTTATGCGACGAGCGCTACACGTGAAACGGTGGCACCCGTGACAATCACAGACTGGCTCACGAGGAACTCTGCGAACTCGTCGGAAGGATCGCCTTGGATAAGGCGCGTGCCCAGCGTGACGGGCCATACCTCAAACCACTGGCCCACCGCATAGTCGACGGTTGTGGCGTCGGTTCCCATACGGACGGTGAAGTAGCCCGACGTGAAGGGAACCAGCTTCTCCCATGCGAGCTGGCCGTTAGACAGCGCTGCACCCTGCGGGTCGACGATGTAACTAAGGTCGCCCAGTGAGCTTGTCGTCTGCCCGAACTGCTCGTACTGCTGGCGGGTGCACAGACGACGGGTGGACGTACCCTTAGCGGTTTCGATTGAGGGATTCCAACCGTCCGATGCCATGAAGCACGAGAGGTCGAGTGACCCCGCGGCGTTAAGTTCGGTGAGCTTCGGTGCCAGATACGACACGAATGCCGGCACCCAACTCAGCTTGATATTGCCTTGTGCCTTGACTCCAACAGGACTGACCGCAACCATTATGATTCCTCTGTGTTAGCGGCCCGGGAGCCAGCGGTGGTGTGTGGCTTAGCTGGAAGCGGCGTGCCGTCTGGACTCGTCGCATCTTTCTTAAGTATGTCATGCGCGTCGGGGTCGACGACTGCAACGGTGTACTCGTGCTTGGTCGACTTGTCCTTTACGCGGATCCATTCAGTCATGCTGATTACCCTCTCACGCGGGTTGAGTGCTAACGCACGTCCAGTTGGACGTGCCGGTATATAACTGTTCGACCCCGGGATCGGGCGTGACGCCACGCGAAGTCTCGAAATGAAACGGTGTCGTCTCAATACCGCTCACCGCAATACGTGTTCCCTCTAGCGCCAGCTCCGTTCTTTCCTCCACGAACCGCGCTTCGTCGGCCGTCTGTCCTACCACCATTGTCGATATCCGCCACGCCTTACTGCTCAGCGTGTCCGATAGCCTACGTGCGTCCGAGCCGCCTGCGCCACGTCGCCACGAATACACGACGACATAGGGAAGCGACGGCATGTTAGGCACTTCGTCATTGTCGTAGACACCGACGGGGATCTCGCCTTCGTCGGGTGTTGGCATCGCCGCGGCAATGAGCTCTATCACTTGCCGGGTTATCTCGCGGATCACAGACGGATCACCGCTACGTCTGCCATTTGCTTATGGAAGGCAGGGAAAGCAATGTCGGCCGCGCGGTTCATATCCAAGTGCGGGGCATTCTGGCCGACCCGTTGCCCGTAGGCGCCACCGCGACCCGACGGGTTCGGGTTCGTGATAACGCTTGGCCCGCCATATTCGAAGGCCATACCGCCTTGATCCATGGCGGTGTTCGGGCGGATAACGGCGCTCATGCCGACCGCATGCGATTCGATTGTCAGCGGGTACAGCTTGCCGTGTTTGCCGGCGCTCACGGTGGCGTTAGCTTTCCATAGCAGCTCTAGGAACTCGCCACTCTCCCGGACGATGTTGCGGCAATCCTTCTCCGCACCGTCGCCGGCGTGCGCCACGTCATGCGCCAGCTTCGTCACTTCGGAGTGCTCCCAGTCCCACCGCAACCGCGTACTCATGCCACTAACGCCTCCAATGCGAAGCGTCGGGCGGTGGCGTAGGACTGGCCGATAGGACCGAAGATACGGGCTCTCAGATTCGTAATCTGCGGGTCGGTGAGCGGTCCCTTCTCGATCATTTCCACGAGATCGTCGGGCATACAGAAGGGCGTAGTGGTCGGCAGATAGAGGATCAGTCGAAGCTCCGTCGTGGTGCGCCCACCAGCGGGGTCGTCTTTCGCCGTGGGGATCAGTGAGCCCAGCGAGCCCACCGTGACCTTCGCCATGGTGGTGAACAGTTCGACGTACTCGTGGCGCTCGCGCCCGGTGGTGGCGCTCTGCGTCATATTGGCCGAGCGTCGGGACACGCGCACGAGATCGGTCATGCCCGCTTCGGCCATGATCCGGCCTTGCGCGATTACCGTCTGCCTACTCACCGTGGGCCACTAACCGTATGCTCCGCACACGCCGACGCCCGCCCGGTGTCAACTCCACGAGCTCGTCGGGAAGGATACTCAGGGCGCCCGACGCAATGGCGGTGGCACGTCGGTAGGAGTAGTCGTCGATAGATTCAGTCACGAATCCTTCGGGGTTGCGAAGCATCCGTAGCACCATGTTTGTTACGACGCGGCGTACGTTATCGGCCGACACGAACACGAGCGGATCCGAGCTGAGCATGGCGGTTTCCAGCGCCGGCAGTCGGGTCGTCAGTAGCCACCACGCATCGGTGAGAAACGCCTTAGCGTTCAGTAGCTCTTGATCGGACATTGGACGCCACCGACGCTCTACGTCGGTGAGTGTGGCCGGGTTAGGCATCGGTGGCGTCCCTGTCGTTTCGTCGTTACTTGCCGGCGCGCTTTAGTGCTTCGGCGTTGCGTTCCTCTGTCTCAGGAACGGGTGCATCCTGCGGGGTCTGCAAGGTGTAGTTCTCGCGCGGTGTCTCGTCGACGGTTTCACCGATGTAGCCCTTGGCCGTCGCTTCGTCGTCGCGCTCTTGGAGCTCCGCCTGGCCCAAGTCCTGATCGGTCGAAGTGTCAGCTTCGGCCTTACTGGCTGGCTTAGTGGTGGTGGTCGTTTCGTCATTTCTCGATTGCATCGGGTGTTACTTCCTCCCATATCAGCGGCACAGCTTGGCCGGGTGTGAGTGCGATGTAGTTAGCGATTAGAGAGTAGTACGGCGCCAGCGACACGGGAGAGAGGTCCGCGAAATCAGCACGCGCGTTAGCAATCTGCGGTTGATCGCTGAACTGCGGCCTCTCATACCGTGTCGGGTTCAGCATTACGCGGCCGGCGAGCGAAGGACAGCGAAGGGGAAGCGGTTAGCTTCGACGCTTTCCTGCCAGTTGAGCGGGTTGCTCACGGCATAGGCCGCGCGGAACACGAGCCTCAGTGCAAGCATGTCCTGTTGCGGGAGGTTGTAGACGACGAGCCCGCCAGCGTCGGTGATAACACCTTCGGTGAGCAACTTGTACGTCATATCCTGCCGAACACCCACAATGAGGTTCGACCAGTCACCGATAATGAGCTCCGCGGCGTTAACGCCGGTGGGCCACAATCCGGGGAGTCCGAAGTCGGGAGTACCGAGATCGGAAGGAAGCGGGATCGTCTCGCCGGTGGTCGCCCGGACCTGGCGTAGCCGGCCCTTTAGGGTGACGTTACCGACTGAGCCAGTCGACGTGTATCCGTCGGCTTCCAGCTTGCCGAGAAGGTCGGACAAGTCGCCATGGATTCCGCCAGCGGCGGCGGCGTTCGTGCCACGAGCGACGACGTTGCCGGCCGAAACCGAGTCGCCCACGAGGTTACCTTCTGCGGCCCACGTGGTAGGCGCGGAAGTACCGAACAGGACAGCGGCATCGAGCTTGCGCGCGATAGCTGCCTCCATGAGTGGCTGCAAGTAGCCCCAAATGTCGAATCCCGCATCGTCGAGTACCGATTCGGGCACGGGAACGATAGTGGCAATTTCTTCGACATACATGTACTTGTTTGCCCACGCGGCTTCGGTCGTCTGCTTAAGGCCGGTGTCGCCGGTCACAAAGTAGGCGGTGGGAAGGGCGCTCAGCACGGGGAAGCGGGTCTGATTCCGAGCAATCGGAATCTTGGTGCCCATTTCCAGCACGACGCTCTTAGCCTGCAAGCTCGTGAGCATTGCCTTGGAAACTTCTTCGGGCACGAGTGCGGCAACATTCGACCGACTCTCGATGTTATTGTAGGGCACTTTGACTCCTGTATGGTAAGGTCAGCCCTAATGGCTAGACCGCTTAGGACCGCTTACGAACGTGCCCGCCCGCGACTCGTCGTTGACGACGAAACAGGGTGCTGGCTTTGGCCCGGAGCCATGACGTTTCGAGACGGTTATGGGTTGATCGGTGAGCGGATAGACGGCCGCTGGACAACTCGCACCGTCCACCGGGTGATATGGGAAGGCGAGCGTGGCCCGCTTCCCGAAGGCGTCGAACTTGACCACGTGTGCCGAGTCCGACTGTGTGCCAACCCTGACCATTTGGAGCCGGTGACCCACGCCGAGAACATGCACCGCATGACTGGCGATACGTGTAAGCACGGGCATCCTCGGACTGCCGAGAACACCGCCTTTGATATCGCGTCCCGCGGGTACTACTGCAAGCTCTGTAAGCGAGCCAGCGCTAAACGTGCGAGGGATAAGCGTCGAGCTAGGCATCTGCCTTAGCCCCTCCCTCTAGGTGTCAGCGGCCAGCTTCTCTACGGAGTTGGTCACCGAATCCGCGTGCGGGTTCGGCGGGTGTCCGGGAGCCACCGTTTAAGTTGACCGGGGCGGAGCCTTGCGGTTCCGGGATCAGGCGCTTTACCGCGTCTGCAATGGCCTTCTTATCGGGCTCTCCGTCTTCCCCTACCATGCGGGACAGGTCGACGTATTCCAGTACGTCGGCCGTCTTAAAGTCGGGGTTGCGCCGTGCGGCGCTTGCGTCGAACTCAGTACGTACCAGCCGGGAGCCATACTCAGTGACGGCGGCCGTGCGGCCTCTCGTCTCTGCTTCGGCTATCGCCTTCTCCGCGTCACTCATGGACGCTTCCTTGGCCTTCTGATACTCCTTGTTCTCCGTACTCCATTGCTTCGCCCGGGTCTGCCACTTGCGAGCTTCGGCTTTCCAGTCGGTCGTGTCTTGCTCCGGCTGTGCCTCTGACTCTGTTTCCTGTGACTCCTGGGATTCTGCGGGTGCTTCGGGTGTCTCGGTCACAATGTCTCCCGTGCGGGAATCGGTGCCGGTAACCGTGCGGCTACCGTACGTAACCGAATCGTAGCAGCAGTCGTAATGCTTCGTCCCTATCTCCCTTAGCCATGCGATAAATAGCCGACGGCATCCATTTGTCCCGGTAGCCGTCGTACCGTCGCTCGTTCTTAGTGCCCGGCCGCGTCATAACCTCCGGGGTATTGTGATAGCCGGCCACGACGAGCCCTTGCGCCCGTTGTCGGACGTTCACAACCGAGCTCATGGAAGCGCCGTCACGTACCGCTTGCGCGTCGGCCTTACTGAGCCCGGGTTCCCAGCGCTTTGTTCCGGGGATCGGCTTACCGTTCTCGTCTCGCTTATACCGCCACGTTCCGATCTGCCCGGATTCGAATGCTTCCTCCGCGCTGAACAGGGCCGAGTCGGGCACTTCGCTCATATCCGAGACTGGCACCATTTCGCAATCGCAGTTGTCGTGCCGGTCAAACCCCGTCGACCAGCGATAGACCTTGCCAGCCAATATGGCGCACCGGGCGCACGACGGCGGGTTGAGATAGCGGATATAGCCTTCCAGCGACGGGCGCACGGCGATGCCGAGCTGCGTAGCCGCGCGGCCGGTGTCGGCCATTTCGGTGAGCGTGGCCCGAATGAGCTGCGATTCGGTGTTAGCGAATCCCAGTCGGTCCACCATGGGCATGCCGAGCATAGAGATCCCGCCCAGCGACGACGGGATAACCTCATGCCTGGCCGGCGCCTCTATCCCCTGCTCGTCCAGCCCTTCGACGAGCGCTTGCAGCGAGCGGTTAGCGAGAAGGAACTGCAAGGCGCCGAGCGTGCCCGCGAGCGTCTGCATATCGCGCATCTGCCACGCCCGCCGCGCCGCTGCGATTGCCAGCGCCACGAGCTTGCGTTTGTCCGCGGAATACTGTGCCTGCGCTTCCTTAGCCGGTAGTTGCTGCGTTGTCACTTGTCAGCCCGTTCGACGCTGGCACGGCAGGCGCCGGCGCTTCCTGGCCGTCGGGTCGCAACGCCCGGGCAATGATCGGATCCATGGCTGCCGAAGCTGCCTTGGCGTCTTCCACTTCCAGCCTGTCGATCTGCGTTGCCGAGTAGCCCACGTCCTCGCGCGCCTGGCGCAAGCTGGCGATGCCACTCTGATACTTTTTGACCACGGAATCGACGAGCTCGCCTTCGGTGCGGTACTCCGGGTTCGTCCAGATAGTTTCCATCATGTGCTCTGTCGACTCGCCCTTGTCCCCGGTGGTGGCAAGGCCGGCTAACTGGCGGGCCAGCCGCATCGTTTCCTCTAGCGCTTCGCCCCACGGGCGCCGGCGTTGCCGCACCTTGGACACGAGCCCGGATTCGCTGGCTTTCAGCGTCTCGCCGTTCACGTTTGCGAGCTCACCTAGGAGGTACTGCGCCGGCGTGCGCGACCGCGAAGCAATGTCCTTCACGTCTTCGCGCTTCGACGACGAATACGGGTCCAGCTCCGCCGCGTCGAACTGGCCGAACTTCGTTTCGACAACCTCAGTCGTCACCATGCGGTTACGGCCTACGTCAATCGTGTTCGGGTTGCCGTCTTCGTCGGTGTCGGGCCACGCACTCGCCCATTTCAGCGGGAAGCTACCGTAGTCCTGCGTCACGAGCCTGTCGGCCAGCGTCTTATTCACCCGATCCTGGATATCGGTAAGGTCGAATAGCTCACTGACGCCGCCCGTGCGGAGCCGCGGGTTATTCGGCACTTCGATCAGCGGTACGACGGTGAGCTCCGCAACCGTGTCGCCCCACGTCTCAGTGCCTTCGGTGCGGTTCTGCCATTCCGGCGTCTTATCGTTGGATCCCTCGCGGGGTTTCTCCGCCTGGTACTTAAACACTTGCAGCGGGCCGTCTTCGCCGGTCGGGTTCAGCGTCGGAAGGTACAGCACCGAATGGAGCATGCCGGTCCACTCGTCGTCCCACATCTTAAAGCCAGCCGCCCGCTTGCGGCGGTTCGTGCCGGGCACGTGTTCGACGATGCACTCGCTAGCGTGTTCGACGTAGATATGCGGGAGCGTCGTGTCGATAGGGTTAGGCGCCACCATGAAGTAGGACACGCCGGCGATAAGGCTTTCCAGCCAAGCGAGATCGGTGTCCCGGTCGAGATTGTTAGCCTGGAAGATCCGCCACGTGTCGGTGTCGGCCTTGCCGTCTTTGCCGAAGCGGAATCCTTCGACGCCCACCCGCTCTGCCACGGCATCGCACACGAGCCCCATGTAGTTGCTTCGGGCCATGTTGATAATCCGCTTAAACTCGTCACGAGCCTGCGGTGCCAGCCACGGCAACGGGTGGTCCCCGATGTAGTAGCTATTAAAGAAGTCGACCGCTCCGCGACGGGCGATCAGTTGCTTGTATAGCCGGTCAATCCACCATGGCGGCGTCAGTGGCGCCGCGAGATTGTCAGCCATTAGTACGCGCTTGCTCTACCTCTGACACGGGTGAGCTTGGAGAGATTGAGCCCCCAACCGTCAGCCAGCGAATCAGCACGAGCTTCATATGCCAGCGTGTCGCCCACAACCGAGTCGATCTTCCGACTGCTCTGCGGGTTCTCCTTACGCACGAGCCGAAGCTGGCCCTTATAGCGCGTGTAGACGTTCCCGTAGTGTTCCGCTGCGAGGGGATCTGCGTCATGCCAAACCATTCCGTTCATAAGGTCCGCGTGTAGCCGGTCTAACGCATACGCCATAGCGGTGTCCCTACGAGTCTCCCATGCCACTACGCGCTTATCCCCGTATTCAGCGGCAAGGGTGTCGATATCGCTACGCCATTCGTGCGGGTCGAAATAGGCTCTGACGATATCGTATCGGCTAAACGCCTCCCGAATGGTGGCAAGCACTTCCAGACGGGGAACTTCCCACCCGATGCCGGCCGCACCTTCGGGTTTCGGCCATGCACCGATACGAAATAGGTAGCCGTCACTCATGCGGCAACCGCGGAGTACCGTCGTGTCGTCGTTAAGGGAGCCGTCGAATCCGAGACAGATACTCTCGCCCATCGCAACGGTGTCCACCTTCGTCTGCCGCTCGTGCACGTCCTTTGCGATCCATGCGTCCCTCGTCGACATTGGCCGATTGAGGTAGTACCGAGCTGCGGTGGCATCGTCCGGACACACCCGCGGGTCGATCATATCGGCGTACTTGCGGTCCATATCCTGCCATTCCGCGGCGGCGCCGAACACTTCGATAAGTTGCTTCATCGTGTGCGCCTTGTCGCGGAGTCGGATCGGTCCCTTCGCCTCCCGGTGATCCATGTAGACGGAATCGGGGAGCTCCCCCTTCCGCCATAGGGTCAGGGTTTCCTCAAATACCGACTGCTCCCCTGGCCGATACGCCGTGGACGTTTGCATAAGGTGTGGCTGGCTGGCCTTACGCTTCGATCCAAGGTTTCGAGCGATGGTCGAGTACATGCTGCGGAGCTCATTGGTCACGTATAGGTGCGTCTCGTCGGCGCACACCCATGTTTCCTTACCACCGTCTTTGCTGGCCGCACCCGACGAGCACGCCCGGATCTCCCCGCCCTTCGGGAGATAGAGACTCGTGGCCGATTGGTACTGCCGAGCGCCGGTGATCCCGCCGTAGATCTCCGGGTAGGCGTCCGGTCCCCACTGTGAACAGATATAGGCGATGTTCTCAAACGTGTTACCCGCCTGGCTTTCCTCACTGGCAAGGCATTTCAGCAGCGGCGACGTGACGGGCCGGGCGACGGGCTGCCCGTCGGCGTCCCACCCGTCGAATCGGCACTCGCCTAGCGCTTCGCACACGCCTAGGTGGCCGGCGAGCTCGGACTTGGCCCGTCCCTTCGGCCGTGACAGGATCGACTCGCTATACACCCGCCGACCAGTGATCGGGTCAATGCGATATGCCTCAATGATGAAGGCGCGCATTTCGTCGTCGTAGTCGATTGGCTCACCTTGCACGTCGCCCGGGCCGTGCACTTCGTATGCTTCGATCCAGTCGATTACCGCGTACCCGACGCTGCATATATGGCCCGGAAATAGCGGTCCTGCCCAGCTCACTAGCCCGTGGCGTTTCGTGCTTCGCGCGCACGGTCGAGCGAAGTCAGCTTCTTACCGCCCTTGACGTAGGGAAGGCGCGCCGTGCCCGGGTTTCCGCCCCTACTGACGCCGGATTCCGGCAGTCGAAGGGTAGCGATCAGTTGCTTTAGCAGATTCGCGGAGTTCGTGGCGCCCGTGAGCGCCCCGGCCGGCCACTCGTTCGGGTCGTCGGACTCCATGCTGGCGTGCAGTATGTCCAGCCGGTCCTTTGCCCGGCATGCTTCTAGCAACTGGACGAGCTGAGAGTCCGCGAGCTCGTGGGCGCCGGTGATCGAGTCCCATAGGCCACGCCCACCCGGATTCAGAGAGTCATAGTCCAGTCGCATACAGTCATATTAGGGCAACGGTCACTTGTGCGGGTGGGTGTGGGTGGCGTGTGCCTTCTTACGGTGGATTCCCAGCGACGACAGGGCCGAGAAACGCTCGTCACAGTCGGTGCACGTGATCGTGAGCAGCGACGTGTCGCCGGTGTCGACGATCTCGCCGTAGATCCCTTCGTATTGCGTGAGCCCCATGCCGTGCACCTTCGCAATGTGCTTGCGCATGGATCCGCGCAGGACCGTGACCGTGCCACACCCGACGCCGCACACGAATACGCCACGGGTGGCGTCGTAGTTGCCGTCGCCGCGCTTGTTGTACTTGCGCTTCGCCGGCCGCGCCTTGTCGAGATCGACCGGCCGGCCAGCGGCCATGGCGAGCTCGTCGAGCGGTGCCACGAGCTCGTCGAAGTGCTTGCCGCATAGGTCCACGATGTAGGGCGAGCCGCCCAGTAGCAGGCTCACGAACTGCTCTACGGTCGCTTCCGTCTGAGCTCCGTCGGCGGAGCACGCATCGCACCACGTACGGGTGATAAGTTCCTTAGCCATTGTCTCTAACCTCCCTGGTAATGGACGCAACCCGAAGCGCGTCTCTAGCTTCCCCGACGATCCTGCCAAGTCCCTTCGACTGGTAGCCCTCTACGTAGTGGTAGTGGCTGGACACGATTGCGCCGCGCCGGCTTATGAGCTGCCAGCGCTCCGTTCGACAGCGGGTGCACCGTAGAACCCGGTCGTAGTGGTCGGCCGTCTCCGAGACTTGCGCCGTGTACGGGCGCCAGTTGTGGCCCAGCTCCCGGCAGTAGAGAAACGTCGATTTGAGTCCGTCGATGTATTCCTCCACCGTCTCTCGATCCGCGTACTTGCCCATAGGTTGCGCTCCTTCGAAGTTGACTTGGCTTGCGAGTCTCACAGGACTAGCGCGCCCGCACAAGTTCGTCCTAGCATGGCCGACCATGAGCGACCCTGACGACGCGCTGGACGAACTACTACTTGCCGACTTGATCCTGGCCGCGGTGGAGCCCGGCATCGTGTTCGACGAGTCCGTTGTCCCGCGCCACCTTGCCCGCGAGATCGTGGCGAGCTCGTGGCTACGCCAGCACGACGAGCGCGTACGCGACGAGACGACGAAGCTATTGCTGGAAGCGCTGGCCCGCACCGCGCCGGCCGGCGACAAGCGGGTGCCGTATGAGCTGCCGGCGCCGCTGGAATGGCTAACCCTGGCGATCCCGGTCAATCGAGCGACGGCGGATCCCGACGAGATCGCCGCCATGGCGGCGGAGGCGGCGCGCAATGCCTTCCGCAAGTGACGACGAGCTGGCGAAGCTGGCCGCGGAGATACACGTCATGCTCCGTGTCGCCGCCGACCACGGCAGACCGACGACCGCGCTTGACCTGGCTCACCTGATCCTCTCGTCCGAGTGGCTGGCCGACCACGACGAGCGGGTGCGGGCGGTGGATCGTGCCGAGCGACAGTCGGAACGGATCACAGAGGTTCTAGCGGAAACCGAGTCGGCGGCGACTGACGCGGCGGCGGCGATACAGGCGTGGCGGCGATCCCGCGAAGGTCACTGAGCGTCACCCCGACTCGGTTTCCGCTAGAA